AAATGATAAGTTGTTTTATGTGCTTTGCCATAAGTTCTTCTTCTTGGTATTAAAGAGCCTTTGCCAAATTCAGCACGTTCTTGTTCCATTCTCATTTCCTCTAATGCTTTTTCAAACAACTGAGAAAACATACTTACACGTTCATCTTCCATTAAATAAATAGAAGCGTGTTTTAGACAACCATACAAATAAACGTCTGGATGTCCGGTCGATACAAAATTAGTAGTGTTTGTGCTACTTAAAGCCGGTATCGAGCCATAATAAGTTAATTGTAAAGTATAATCTTTATCAGGTGTAGGTGCTAATTCTAAAGTTTTATCAACAATAGCAAAATAAACTGGTTGTCCAGAAGTATTGTCATTAGCCTTCCTATAAACATCTAAAGACTCAATAGACTGTTGTAGTAAAGGTGTAAAGTCGCTAGATGTAATTTCTATATTTATAACTTCTAGCCAATCTGAAGGTAAAGAAAGATATTGACCATCTGCTATTGCATTGGCTCTTATTACCATATCTTTTGTTCTTAATCTTCTGTTTAGTTCTCCTTCAGTAATATCAATAAAAGAGTCGAGTTTAGAAGTCAAATCGCTTCTATTTAAAAAATCTGCTATCTGTGTTTTTAGTTCATCGTACGTCATACTTTACCTTGCCAAGTTCTGAAAAGTTTATTGTTAGGATCGTTTAGCCATTTTTTCCATTTGGCTTTGTCGTTCGCCCAACCTTCTCGTATAGCTTTTTGATATATTACCATAGGTACTTCCGCAACATGACGTAATTCTTTACCTGGTTTAAATTCTTGTAAGTCTTTAACGTGCTTTAATATTGGTGCTACGTTTTGTTTGGTGTGATAAACAAACTTATCATCTTCGGTAGCAAATTCGCTAACAAAGTTTGTTCTTGAGTCTATTACTGTTCTTCTTGCCATTTTAAAAAAGAGGGGCGATTAAGCGCCCCCCTTAATTAAACTTATGATGTTGATAAGTCGTACACAGCACCATGAGCAGCTTCGTTGCTCACTTCTAAACCATATTCGACAACTATCATTTTAGTTTCAGCATCACCAATAGTTGAGATGTCGATAGTTTCAAAATCTCTAAGATAAGAAACTTTTGCATACTCAGGGTCTAATAGTAAGGCAGTTCTACCTCTACTTCTGTTTGAAGGAACTACTTGTAGTTCTCCAAAGTCGCCAGAGTAGATAGATACAGATGCTTCAATAGTATTAGCATCTACAAACTGTCTAGCTGAACTTCTGCCAGTAAAACCAGATACAACTGATTTTACGTGAGGGCCAACAACTAATAATGATGGCTCTCCACCATTAGTGGAACAAGACTGTTGAACAGTCTTAACAAGAGCTTCAGTTATAGCTCTTTGCGTTCCATTAGTAGTAGCTGCACCACTACCGCCATAAACACCATTAGTACCGATAGACTTGTTAGTAGTGATCCAAGTTTCTAAACCACCTGTTTGCCTAGCAGTAGTAGCGTTACCGGCTGCTTTTGCGTTGTTTTGAGTTAAGGCTTCTTCCATATCTCTTTTCAACGCTTTAGCCATAAGAGCTAATTGGTGAGCCATTTCACTTCTTTTGCCTGCTGCATCAGAAGCATTTTGTGAGCCTGTAACTGTTGCATCTCTGCTTGAAATCATACAGATATTGCTCACTCTAGTTGTAGCAGTCGAAGCTGCTCTTGAAAGTTCAAAACCTTCAAGTTTTCCAGTTGCACTTGGAGTTGGCAAAGATTCTACTTGCCAATCAAACTGCACATTACTTACGTTATTTCTTCCTATGGCACTCATTACCGGAGTTGCTGTTGGAGAGATGTTATAAATAACATCGCTTAATTCTTCTCTGTCAGCAGTCGCAGTATAAGTATCAAAGGCATTTGTAACTTTAGCCATTTTTCATACTCCTCTAGCTTTCGCTAGAAATTAAATTAAATTTTCAAAAACTTTAGCCGCATCTTGGACTTTGCCAGATTTAGCTAACCTCTGTTTAGACTGTTTTAAAGGAGTTGATTTTCTAACTTGATTTGCAGTTCCAGGCCTAGCTACTCTGGCTGCAGATTTTTGTGTTGGTTTTTTCTTTGTTGCTTTTACAGTTTTATCATGCAACCAAGAATTTCTTAAACCTAATAAAATTCTGTAGTCATAAACCTGATCCATTTCTTCTGCTGTGAAACCTAATGAGTTAATAGCATAATCCCTAATAGCTATCTTTTCAGAATTAGCTTTTTCGGTATCTTTCCATTCCGGAACTTTTTTTAATAACTCCTGGTTACCGAACTGAATAAATTGCTCTATTTGTTCTCGCTGTTTTGCAATTTCATCATCTTTGAGTCTTTGCTGTTCAGCTTTTGTAGCTTCCAGTTGTTTCTTTTTTTCGTTCCAAACATCTTTTTCACGAACATAAGCTATGGGATCATTTTCATATAGCTGTTTCCAATCAGGCTCTTTGCCTAATTCGGCTTCTAAACTAGCTTCAAGTTTAGGTAATAAATCCCTATAAACTTCGTCTTTTTGCTTTAACTCTGCTTGTTGGCTTTCAATCTCTTTACGTTGATTAGCCAATTCTTGAGTCTTGCGTGTATAGTCTTGCTGACGACTGTAACCATTTTGGAGTTCTTCGAGGGTAACTTGAGTTTCTATACCATTTTGTTTGACAGTATAAAGCTCAGGTTGTTCGCTCTCCTCATGCTCTACTTGATCTTCTATTGACTCGTCTTGATCTTCTTCAAGAACTTCTTCATCTGTTTCTTCAATTTCTTCAGTAGCTTCCAATTCAACTTCTGTTTCTTCGGTAACTTCCTCGATTTCTTCTACAGTTTCTTCAACAAGCTCTTGATTTTCTTCTATTGGTGCTTCTTCTTCAGGAGTCAATAAGTTAGAAAATGCTTGTTCTGCCTGTTGTAAATTAGTTTGTAATGCAGTCGGTTTTTCCGGTGTTGCCATGTTTTTACCTCATATAGTAAATAATGTTCAAATTTTACTCTAAAAGACCAGGAAAGCTCAAGAATTATTATCTAGTTATGCTTCTTATCTTGTCTAATTGAGTTTTAGTTATTCTGCCTTTTTCAATAATAATCCTTAGATGTTTTTCTACTTCTGGCAAAATTCTGATAGCTTTGTGTAAATCTTCTCTAAAACTGCTATCAGCTTCAGAGGAGTTTTCCCACTTTTGCATATATTCTTCTTTGAGGTGCGCAACAGCTTTTTTAAATACTTCGCTATTTAAAATAACTTCTGCTTCATTGGCTTCTAATATTTCTTTTTGTGAGGGCATAATTTATGAGATAGCTTGATAAATAACTTCTTGTAATAAAAAACCAGTAACTCCTAAAAATATTGTCAAAACAAATATTAGCGTGTTTCTTATGGTTTTATTAACTGAAGTAATAGCGTTTTCAATGGCTTCTAAACGTCTATAGTTTTCCTTCCAACGCTGTTCACAAGCAGCTTCATGGGAACTTAAACGCTTATCTATTTCTGCTACAGTCGCTCTTGCCATTTAATAACTCCAAACAGTAGGTCTTGGTCTTTCTTCTGAGTGATCTGCAATATCAAGATGTATAAATCTACTATTGCCTTTTTGATTAACGCCAATGCCTGTAAAACCATATTCTCTTGCATAAGTAATAATTTTATATGCTTCCACACCACGACACAATATATCAACTGCAAGACCTGTACTATGTGTACCAGGCTTAGATTTTTTTGCTTCAATAGGATGTTCTGGACAACGATAGCCAGAACTAACTACAAAAGAAAAATTTAAAAAAGTTCTAAGAGCTTGTAGCCTATTTAATAGTTCTTCTTTGATGCCTTCCTTGCCACAATGCTGACAAGCAAATTCTTCTGGTTTAAAGTTTTTATATAATTCCCAGTTCATCTGCAAACATTACCTTTTCCGCCATTACATATTCGCCAACAACAACCAAATCTTTATTCATTTTTTTTGCTTTACTTTTAGCTTCTTCGTAAGTGTTAGCATAGACCAATGGGCCTTCAAATATTCTTACAGTTTTATCTGATAAAACTGCCGGAATTTCTGTCATAAATACCATACTAAGGCCTTAGTACATCTTTAACATTTTCTTCTCGCATATTGTTACGAGCTACACCTTTCCATTTTTCAGCAGTTCTTAAACCGCCAAGACCAAGCAAGGACAAAGTTAAGGTCATTAGTCCTTCAGTATTTAAAACTGGTGGTTGAATTGATGATCCTGAGATAACTACTATCCAATTCATTAAAGGTGCTAAAAAGTATTGCCACATCAAGGCTAATGCGCAAATCCAAAGGATTGCAGGCCTTGATCCCGAAACAAAAATAGAAGGATGTTTTGCTTGTTCTAAATTTATTTCTGCTTGTGCTTTTTGCAAATCAATCATTTGCGCTTTGATACTAGCTTCTAATTCCATACGCTTATTTTTATCAGGTATGGCTTTACCAATTAAATCGCTTATTGGTTTAAAAAATTTATCAATCATCGTCTTTACCTTCTAATATTTTTTGTAGTTTCATAGCCTTTTCATGCGCTGAATCAGCGTGTAAATCTTTATCAACTATTTTCTCCAATTTTAAACTCTCTATCTTGGTATTGCTAATGTAACGCCAAGTATAACCATCTTTTGAATATACACCAAAGACAGTAGTACCCATACCAATCTTGATTATCATGGCTTGTTCGCCATCGAGTAAGACTTTATCGCCTTCGTTAAATTGTGAGTTTAGTTTGAATTTAAGACCTTTGATGAATGATACTGAATAATCTTTAAGAGCAAGACCACCTAAGACACTTGCTAATAATAAAGATGCTTCAACATAATATTGCTCAAAATCCACTTATCTTAACCATGAGTTTTTTGCACCTCAAACTCAGCAGTTAAACTTGCCCCTTTATGTGGTTTGAATTTGCCTTTGTGCTTCATTAATTTATAAGTCTTGCCAGACTTCATAAAGTGATAGCCTTTAGGTGCTTTTATTTTTTTATTCATGCTTAATATTTCTTTTTAGTTTTAGGTTTTTTGTTTTTTTTCTTTTTTGTTTTTGAATGATAACCTGGCATTATGTTTTCCTCGTTTTTTTCTTTTTTGGTCTTAGTAAATCTGCATCGGCTTTTCTTGCACCACCTTTGCCTGTAGCAAAAGATCGTACTCGGCCTGCAGCCCATTGATGCGCAGACACACCTGGTCGTGATCCTGACGAATAATATGCGCCAAGACCTCGTTTATAAACTTTTGCTAAAGTGCCTTTGGAAATACCACTAGACTTAGCGTATTTCTTTAAAGTTGCTTCTTTACTTCCTGCCACTTTTGCTTCTCTGTTTAGATATTCTGTTCATCATAGCCGGTGTTAATTTACCTTGTCTGTATAGTTTAGCAGTTCTTTTTATTTCTTTCTCCCTAGCTTTTGGATTTTTTGCGCCTTTTACATACTTCTTAGGCACACCACCTTTAGTCTTTGGTACTTTCTTAAACTTTCTCACCACTTCACCTTATTCGCCCAATATGCTGCGGACATTTTGCCTTTAGCAATATTTTTTGCATGTCTTGCTTTAAAAGACTTAGCACGTTTGGTCATAGTTTTATCGCCTGTCTTACCTTGTTGTCCAAACCTAATGGTTTTTATTTTATCGCCTTGTTTAGCAACCACAATATGTGATTTGGTTTTGTGTCCTGGCGTTCTTTTAGGTTTGTTATACCCAGACACACCTGCTCGTTTCAATCTTGGATCTTTCATTAGTGTAAAGTTATTTCTTTAATTAAAAATATTTCAGTATCAGCTTCTATTTTATCCTTAAATAAAAATTTCATAAATGATTTTGCTTGTTCAAAACTACGAGCCTTAATATCTGTGCCGATATAAACGTAATCCCCAACTACACATTCCAAATGATAAAGTTTAACTGGCGCTATTGAAGTCATCGTCAAACAACCCCTGCGACTCAACTTTTGCCACTTGCCTTATAGTTTCTCTATCTCGTTCCATTAGAGCATTTATTTCAGCAATATCAACTTGTGTTCCATATTTAGCTGCTAATTCAGCAGCTTTTATTCTAATATCGGCTTCAGCTTCATCACGCTGTCTATCATCATCCATAATAATTTTCATACGACTTGTTTCTGCATCCAATACAGCTTTTTGCGCTTGAACTCTTGATTTTTGAATTTCTGCTTCTGCTAATAATTCCGCAGGATCAGGTTTTTGTTCCTCTGGCATTGGGGGCATAGGCGGAACTTGAGTATTTACAAAACTTTGCGCATCTTTAAAGCCTGCTAACTCAATCATTTTAGTAAGTGTGTTTGAGTATTGCTGTAAATTTACTAAAGGATTTTGTGGGCCTAACTGTTGTAAAATTTGTTCTTGCTTACTTGCTAAGTTATTTAGCACCATCATTTTTTCTTCATCGCTATTTTTAGAAATTGCAACATTAATAGAAATATCTTTATCAGAATCCCAATAACGAGGATCAACCGGAATAAACTCGTTGTTAAGTCTAAACATATCTTGTCCTTCCTGGTGCTTAACAACTAAATTATTTACCAAACCAAACAATTCTTTCATGCCACCTTCGGCAAAATGACGACAAATCAACTCAACTCTGCCTTGCGCACCAGACATAGTAGCTGATACCGCAGCTTTAGTAGTGCTTTGCAGAGCTTCAGCGTTTAAACCGGCACTTGCTTTAGAAACACCAGTTCTGTTTTCTTTTGCTTCGTCTAAATATCCTAAAACCGGAAAGGCTTCTTTACCCACGAAAGGTACTGAAAAAGGTTGCACCATACCTGGCGCTCTCATACGAATTGGTTGTCCTATATCGGTGTTTAGTACATCGTCAATATTAACTTGTCCTTCAACTACACCCATTCTTGGAAAAATTGAATGGCCCAAAGAATCTAAAGTATCACGCATAATTTGTGATTTAGCTCTTTGTATCGGCATAACATAATCTGCCGGACACGATCCTATAGCTGTATGTGGCTCAGGATCAGGAGAAAACATTACAATCGGTAAATCATCCCATTGTTCAACATTAATTACATTTATTCCTTCTCCGGCAGTACAAACTCTTATACGCTCGTCTATACCATCGCCATCTAAATCAAAAAATAAATAATGTTCAACATATAAAACATTTTTATTGCCATAACTTCCTCTGTCGTCAAAAACATTGTCGTCATAAGGATTACGAGCTTCTATTTCATCGTAAGTATCAGCATCTAAATTAGAGCCTGAGCCTGCATATTGTTGTATTTCTTCTCTGTCATAACCCATAGCTACTAAGTCGCTTACAGTTTTTACCATGCGATGTGCAACATAAGGCGCTTCATAAATATTTCTTGCATTACGAGAAATCAAAACTTCTTCTGGGGGGATAGACTCAATACAAACTTGATTTTTTTTCTTGACTCGTCTAATTGTTACATCGTAACTAACTGGAGTTTCTTGCATGACTTCTTCGCCAGTCATACGATCAACCATTTTCATTTGTTCCATTTCAATTTTTTCTTTAACTATTTCAACATCAGCATCCATGACTAACGCCATGTATGCTTCTCTAGTTAAATTTGTGTATTCGTGTGTAGAAGCTGAAATGCTATCATCCCAAAATGCCTTAACAAAACCTGATTTTCGCACGAGCGCATCTTTGAACGCATCGTAAAGAACTTTAAAGCCAGGATTTTTTTGCTGAATAATATAATTAATATAGTTTGTTTGTTGTTCTGCTAATGGTATGTCCTCTGGATTGCGAGGTATAAATTCAACGACTTTTTTTGTGCCAAAAAACGTACGCATAATTGAAGGCAACATAAATAAAATAGAATCTCTAACATCAGTAGAAATAAACTCAGACTGCAAAGAACTATTTGCTTCAGGCTCGTTGCCTAAATAATATTCTGTAGCTTCCGCCCTAGACTCTCCGATTTGGTCGATGTAGTCTTTAGCATCATCCATTTCGGATTTAATGATGCTTTGTAACTCTCTTGTATCAATCTGTTCTTCTTGATTTTCTTCTTTATCTTTGTCGTATTCCATTGATTAACCTATGCGTATAATTTTGGATTTTAAAGGTTGCCTAAAATTATACCCCATAAACGACATACTGCCACTAAAGGAAGCAGCTGAACTTGCCATTGTTAGTGCTAAAGCATCTGCTTTGTCTGGCGATTTTATTCCACGCTTACGCATTTCTTCTTTACTCTCAAGTTTTATTTTTCCAGATGAGGTATATTTATAGATAGGCGCAGCTAATTCAGAAACAAGCTCATCATCATTAGGAAGTCTGCAATCACGCTGCGCCAACCAATCTTTTATTGAAAACCACAACTCTGCTCGTAAATTTAAATAATTTTTTTTCGTTGCCGGTGCTTCAGAAACATTGATCCCACGCACAGGTAAGTTTTGTTCGGCTAGTCTATCGACAACACCAGAGCCTAAACCGATAACATCAACTAAAATTTCTTGTGGTCGTTCTAAGGCGGTGCAATCATCAAATTTATTTTTTACCGCACCACAAAGTTGCATCAAATCCATAGACTGGAAAGACTTCATTTCTAAAACTGTGTTTCCTTGACGAACGCAAAGAGCAGAATTATCGCCACCATAACGTGCAACATCTAATCCCCAAATAATTGGCGCACTTGCGGACAAAGAAACATCTCTGTCAATAGATGCTTTGATTAACTCCATTGGAATTACAGTATCATCGTCAGCACGTGGGAATTCGCCCAATACTTCCACACGTGCGACTGTTGAATCTTCGCCATATTGTTCTAACATTTGTTGGAATAACTCTTTATCTGTGCCTTCAACTGTTCTTGAATCAATTTGTTCTTGTTTCCAGAACGAACGCTTTCCATGAAAAGAATCATAAAATGGGCCTGTATTTCTTCTAGGATTAGAAAAAGTTAGCCAATACCTATCTGCTGTTGGCTCAGAGAAAAATCCCTCAGAAACGCTGTAAATAGGTGCAGGAATACCAGATGCTTCATCCATGATTAAACAAACACCATAACTTGAATGAATACCGGCAAAAGCATCTGGATTTTCCTCAGACCATAATTGTGCTTGTGCGTAGTAATACCCAGTATCAATTTTTAAATCACGCACAAGCGCTTCTTCAAACCATTGTGCCGGTCTTATTGTTGTTGCGGTTTTGTTAAACCAATGTGAATTTATAGCTAAAGTTAGCCATTTGCCTAATTCCGCCCATGTTCTTGAGCGTAATTGTTGTTCGGTGTTTGCTGTTACAATTATTGTTGATCCTAGTCTGGTAGATAGCATCCATAGTATTAACCAAGACACTAAAGCAGACTTTCCAATACCACGACCACTAGCAACTGCTAAACGATACATTTCTGGAAAATCAATAGTTTGATTTCTTTGTATATGTATTCCGATATCTCTCAAAATTTTTTCTTGCCACTTACGAGGGCCAGTAAAGTTTTCGAGGGGTGTTCCTTCTTTGCCCCATTCAAAGACAAATTTAACAAAATTCAAAGGATCATCTTTGATATTCATTGACCATAGCTCGGTCATTAGTTTTTTTTCTACTTCACTTCCATATTTCATAATATTAAAAAAAAATTATCTGATTAGTTACTCGTACGCTGCCAGCCTGATTATTTTTAAATGGGGGGCCAGGCGATAGTAAGTGCTTACTATAAGCCTGGATATTATAGGATGGGCGATGTAGCGGAGAAAAGGAAACAACATCGCCCAATTTATGTTTCTGTTTTGGTAGAAGGAAGAGATTCAGAAACATTTAAAGACTCTTTACTATCTAAGAAGGAACGCCCCCTATTAGAATCAACATCTTCAACCCTTTTGATCTCTGCGGTTGTATCTGGTATGCGTTTTTTAGCGGAGTTTATAATTTCATCAAGTGAAAACGTATTTTCTATTTTTTGAACATCTGACCAATCTGCAACTTTTTCCCCTCTATTTTTTAAAAAAAAGATTTGCGCAGACACATTGGGCGGATTTCCGCTTCTTCCAGTTGCCGAATCAAAAAGAGCGTTTGAAACTTCCGCTACAGCTTTGATTTTTCCCCTCTTTAAAGTGGTGTCAAAAATGGCAGAATCTCTTTTCCTTCTTGCGAGTGTACTTAATGAAACCCCCAGAACTTCTGCAATAGAGCGTTCTGAAACCCCCAGGCCAGATAATTTTTCAATTTGTTCTAATTGTTCCTCTGTAAAGGTAATGCGCTTTCTTCCGACTTTTTTCTTTTCTTGCATAGCTTATTTTATATTTTTTTGATCTTTTAAGCATTAATTTGGAAAAACAATGTGCTTATATAAAAAGCGTAAAAGTGTTTTAAAATGGTTGTAAATGATTATTCTTCTGGTATTATTGTCATATTGATTAACTAACTAAAGGAGAATTATCAATGTCAAACATAAAACAAAGAAAATTTAGTATGCAAGAACTCACAATTATGCAAATGATTTGCGAGTATTCTTACGCAAAACATACAGACCAAAATGAGTTATTTACATACTTCAATCCAACGGATGTTAATACTTTAGGATATTTCAAAAATAAAACTTTTGCTTCTAAATATTCAAGAGAATTTTTTGACTGGATTTCAAGGGAATACGTTCCAGAATTTGAAGGCTATCAAGGAGAATTAAAAGAATTATCAGATGAAGATAAGGAAACAATTGTTGAATTATCGGATGATTTTTTTAAAGACTTTGATATTGAAGATTTAAAAGCTAAAACCGAGGAAGTAGCCTAGCTACTTCCTTTTTTTATAGGAGAAACAATATGAAATTAACCAAAAGACAAAAAGAAGTTTTAGAGGATGTTTTATGGAAAGAGTCCAAAGAATTAATGAATTTAATTCATAGTGGCAGTAATTCTGTTGATAAAAGATATTGTTCTAACAATTTAAAAGTAGTTGATAACATTTTAGATAAAGTATTAGAGGAGAAATAATTATGCAAATGCAAGTTGAAAAAATGTACGAATATAACCCTTATGACTCAGAATATGAGTTAGCCAAAGATAACAAAACATTTTTGGTTGTTTGGGGAGATGGTTATTTAGGCAACGAAGAAATTCCAGAAAATGAAATTTTTTATATTGAATCTTTAGAAGATGAATATTTTGTTATTCATCACTATACGCAACAAAGATTAAGTTATTTCAAAGAGATCGAATTAGCGGAAGAATGGCATTTAGAGGAATCTTTTCTTGATAAATTATTTGATGCTAGAGAAGGAGATTGGCTTACATATAGTGATTTAAGTGGAACAATCTGGTTTAAATGTATGAGGGAGAAATAACCATGAATAAAAATGCAGAAAAACTTATCTCAAAAATAGGAGAAAAGAAGTACACAATTATTGCTATGTTGGTTGATGATTTAGGTTGGGATTATCAATCAATGACTGTAAGTGGGAGAGAAATTTATAAAAAGTTATGCCTTGAACTTGGTTGGGAATTTGAATGGGATGAGGAGTTAGGATAATGAAAGACACTAGCAAACAATTACTAAGCAAAAATAAAAAGCTATTCCCCTTCCATAGTGGAGGGGGATGTATTCACTTTGCCTATGAAACAGATCACGAGGATTTGATCTGGCTGATAAATAAAGCTGATTTATATAACCCAACATTTAATGATAAAGGATTTCCAGAGTTTGAATGGGTAAACGAGTACCCAGAAGATATAAATGATTGGTGTATGTTCGGACTAGACTTTAATAATTTAGACCAAGAATATGAAAGACTCGCATTAAACATCATAGATGTGATTGAAAACGCAATTGGCAAACCATCTGATGATTATTCTTTTTCAAGTAATGATTGGTCGTGTGAATTTTTTACCAGATATCAAAAAGGCATCAATGTATTAAACGAACTATCGCCCAAGATAGACCAAGAAATAATTAAATTTTGTAAGGAGAAATAACTATGAGAGAAAATAATATGCTCTTTAAGTCAAAAGTATGTTTTGACGATTATTATGAAAAAAACCAAGATTCAAGTTTAATTTACGATTGTTGGTTAGATGCAACTAGTAAAGGTTGGAATGGTTGGGCGATGCCTTATCTTGAAGAATCTGAATTCAATAGGTTTATGGAAAACATGAAAATTGATTTCAACAACATGGAAGATGATTATGATAAGGATTTTCTGGAAGAATTATCTCTAATTAAACCAGAAGTAATAAATGGCAAGACTATGTATTATTTTGGCGGTTGGCTTACTTGGAATATTGAAGATGATGATTTTATTGAGAAAAGAGATAATTTGTTATCAAAAACTAAACCATGTAATCCAGTTAAAGAGTTGAAAGAATTTAGACTTGTAAAGATTTCTACCATTACTGAAGAATGTTATGTGATGGCGGATGATTGGGAAAAAGCTGAAGAACTAGGTCATTTATCCGAAGATTTAGATTGGAGAATGATGAACAGCAAAGCAGAAATTGAAGTTGATTCTTACGAGAGCGAATGAGGAGAAGTAACCATGAACAAAAATTATTTAGACAGTCTTAACAAAGATCAATTAGAAACTCGTATTTATGATTTGAACAATGAGTTAAACCAAGAATGGCATTTAGAAAGAATTATGAAATTAAGAACTGCTCAAAGATTACAAAGAGAAGTTTCTTATTGTGAAAAATTATTAAAGGAGAAAGCATGAATAAATTAATTAGTATTAGAGCATATGAATATCAAGAATTAGATGAAGATGCAAAAAATACATTCATAAATTCTATGTATGATTTTCCTTTTGATTACGAAGATGAAGATGAAGAAGGCAATACAATAATTAAATATAATTACTTCGCCGATATGGATTTAGCAGAACAAATAGAATTTTGTGAAATGAATAAATATCTTTTTAATAAACATGGCGAACTAATTGGACACTTAGAGGAGAAAGCATGAGATTTTATAGAGAGCATGGAGATATAGATCAAGAAATTTGGTGTAATTTTGATAAGGAAGTAAGGCAAGATAAAAAAGTTAGATACTTTGTTGAGTGGGATATTACTGAAGATATAGATGAAGTAATTAAAAATAAACTAAAAGACGAACTTCAAATTAACGAAGATAATTATTTTGCTATGGATAATATGGAAGGTTTTTGTACTTCTAGTTATAAAGAAGGCTTGAAGTTTTATTCTGATTTAGTATCAATAATTGATGAACAATTAAAAATATGGAAGGAAAAAGAATGAGTAGAAATTATCTAGTACAAGCACACTTAGAGTATTTGGTCGAAGAAGGCTTGAAAAAAGGACTAACCGAAAAACAAGCTATTGATTATGCAAACAATATATTTTTTTCAAAGGAGATAATAAATGAGTGGTAATAAATCAGATGTAGCAGTATGTTTTGAAAGCGTATCTGAATTTTTTGATAACTATGATTATCATAGTCCAGAAGGTTGGCTTACTGAAATTTTAAATGGAAACATTGATTTAAACATAATGCGTAAAGCAATTTTGCATCATGCAGAAGGTAAATTTGAATCTTGCCAAGTCTTAGTTGATGAAATGCACATTCATAAATGGTGGAAAGATGAATAAAGAACTATATTTTAAAAGACGAGCAAATTTAAAGACTGCTATACGCAAAGCCAAGTCTTTAGAGTTTAAGCAATTATATGTGTCAAAAATTATAGAACTTGATAAAATGTATCGTAGTTAATTAGCGTGGGAAAACTCTTTTTCTATAAGATAATTCTCCCCTTAGAGTTTTCCCACCACTAAACCATGCAAAGATCAAAAACTCTCTTAAAACCAGAACATAACTCAATCAAAAAAAAATCTTCTCAGTCGAGAAAAAAAAGAATCTCATCTAGCACGATGAATAAGCAAAAAAAACGAATTCGTGGCAAGAATTTAAAAATTTCTGGTAGGTAATTCTTCTCTTAATAATTTATTCAAGCCAACTAAAAGAATATGTCTGCGAATACCACGTCTGCTTTTTCGCATGAGCGTTTTATTTTCCTCGTCTGCTAACCAAACGATATTCCTTTCCTCACTTGCTAATTCAATTAAAGCATTACTAACTGTCTTATGACTCATACCGCACATGAGCGCATAATATCTATTACTATCATGCGAACTCCAGGTTTCTAGTCTATGCCTTTCACAAATCGCCCATAAAGTTAATTTACTAGCCGGACTTAAATCTTTTCTCCCCACGTTCGCACGATACCACTTCCACACGATCTTTTTCGCTTCTCCGAACGAACGATAGCGTTTCGCTACGCTCGTCTGCACGAACGCACTAGCGCTTTCATTCTCTACTTCTTCTACTAACCACCACATAATAAATTATAGAGCGTAGTTGCCTTAAGCAACTCGCTCTATATATATGTATATATATAGGATATTGTCCTTTAGAATCGCCAAATAGTACCCTAGATTCTCCACTTTGTACCCTAGATTACCCATTTGATTCCTTAGAATCGCCACCTTTTTTCTTCTCTTTCTTAAAGATTCGGTCAAATTCTTCGTCAAATTTCTTTTTATTTACTGGTCTTAACCAGTCGCCTTTACTCATCATCTTTCTCCTTTTTCTTGGGATACGCTTTCCACAACGCTTCGTTATATTCTTTCTCCGCCTTACGATTCTTTTTCTTTCTCCTTCTGATAAAGCTCATAGTTTGTCGATAATAATTATTTGAGTAACTAGCAAGAGTGCCAATAACAAATTGGAGAAAAAAATTAATATCGCCAGTATTAGATGATACCAAATCCAACGAGTAGCATAAGCGTTTTTTATTGATAAATCGTTTGGGTCGTATTCTTCTTTATTCATAATTCCATATTATTCAAAATGTGAGCGATAACATCAACAGTCCACCCATTACCAAGCATCTTATATCTTTGTGTATTTGATACATAATTAGTGTAATCTTTTGGAACTGTTTGAAGCGCTTCACATTCTCTTACTGTTAGCTTTCTCCAATGCAAATCATCAACACTATCCCACTCATGCCTATCATACGATCCTCTACCGCCAGAGCGGACTGTTTTAGATTCAGTCCTAAGTTTTGGCTCAGTTTTCACAACCACACTATCTTTTTGAATTGATCCTATTGAATTACTTTTTTGATCTTTTCTTAACTCCAACATTTGTTTAGGTTTTGTTTCTTTCCAGGCCACCCTCTTACCATCTTTCTTAGATCTTGCTCTCCAGGCCCCAGATACAACTTTTGGCTCACGATTACCACCACCCATTGAGTTTAGTGTTGGCGATTTACCATCTGGAGAATAAACTCTTTTAAGTATGTCGTGTCCTTTTATATCTGTAGCTATACCCACTTGTTTAGGTTTAGTTTCAATATAACTCGCATCAGTTGGCTCTTTGTGATAACCGGCAATCAAAGTGCCTATTTTTTCTGAATCTTCATTATAAAAGAAACCTTTACCTCTTGGAGAGTTTAAAACTCTATCAACCTTTGCATCAGAAAGTTTATATTTTTCCTCTGGATTTTCTTCAAGAATATCTTTTAAAACTATGCCCTTATCTTCTGGTTGTTCAATATTAGGTATATTAGTCCAATATAATCTCTGTCTATTCTGTGCGCTTACTAAAGCTGAATTGATTAAGATAGGTTTTATTTGACTGCCAAACAAATCGCCACCTTCAAACTCTGGATAACAAGCTGATACTTGTTCAGTAATGACATCTTGAAATTGTTGCTTCATTTTTACATTTTCTAATAAAAAATATTTTGGCTTGATACCTTTTAACATCCTAATAAATTCAAAAAACAATGCGGAACGTGGATCGTCAAAAGCTAATTGTTTTCCGGCAAAGCTGAAACCTTGACATGGACTACCGGCTAAAATTAAATCAATGTCTTGAAAATCTTCTGTTTTTAAATTGCAAACATCTCCAACTTGTATTGTTTCAGGAAAATTTGCTTGGCATACCTTAATAGCATATTTATCTATCTCACTAGCATAGTAAGTGCTTACTTCTATTCCAAGCCTTTGCAGAGCTAGTTGTCCGCAACTCATACCATCAAATAAACTTAATACTCTTAATCCCAATTTATACCGCCTTCAATATCTTCTATCGGCTCAAGCACAACGTCTTTTCTAAACAAAGTCTTGACTGAATAATCTATTTCGCTGTTTGACTTAACCATACTTGCTCTGACAACCCTTGTTCTGTCAAATTCTACGCCATTTTGTAAGCACAAACGCTCTGCTTCTTCTTCTGAACTTAAATACAACGCTAGTGCGAATCTGTGTGCATCAACGAGCGAACTTGCGCCACGAATACTTGCTCTTGCTGTCATATTATCTTCTGTTGATACAAGGCCTGCTTTGCTCATGTGATGAATACTTAATACTGTTGCGCCAAGTCTTGCGGAAATACTAGCGCAAAAACTTGCATACATTTGACCTGCTTCATTGGAACTACTGATACTAGCACTTACAAAACTTTGTACTGGATCAATTACCACCAACTTTAAATTATCTATGCTTTCTAGGGCAGTAATCAATTCATCTCCTTGTGCGGTAACGTGCAAACCTTGAGAATTGTTATCTCCTAAAACAATCAATCTTTCTTTCATACTAGGTATTGGCAAAGCATAGACTTCGTTTAGACCTTCAAACCTTTTGCCTTGTTTATCCAATGAATCGACTCTGCGATGTAACTCTTGATGATCATCTTCGCTACTGAGATAAACTGCACTCCCAGAACTTACAATCGGATTGCCTAACCAAGAGCCAGAGCCATGAGCAACTTTTAGGCATAAGTCCAATGCCAACATAGATTTACCTATGCCACCAATACTTGCCATGATTCCAGGTTTGCCAAGCTCAATAAAATTTTCTACCAACCATTCTCTTTTTGGTATCTCGCCTTTGAGAAACTTGATATTAAATTGTTTTAAGGGTAACCCACGATCTAAGATTTCATTTCTAACAACATCTAAACCTTGCTCTTGGTGTAAGTCGTTGAAGTCGCCAACAATAGAAGGCAACCTCACAACTGTATTGTTGATTGCTGAAGTAATTTCTTCTGCTTTCTTTTGACCAATGGAATTGGCATCATTATCAAAGCAAATTAGGAATTTTGCTTTAGTTAGCTTTCTAAGATTAGTCAAAGCTGTAAGACCAAAGTTTGCTGAAAATACGCAAACGACTGGTAAATTCGTTGCCATGTGACAAGAAATACCTGTGGCTATCCCCTCTACAATTAAAATTTGATCTAAGTCTTGCCATTCAGACCAACTAAATCCAATGGTGTGAACACTACCTTTAACTTCACTTGCACTAACAAATCTTTTATCTCCTTTTGCACTAATATACTGCAAAGATCGTAATTTTTGATCCTTGACACTATTGGTAGAATATAAAGGAACAACAAGAGAATCTCTTATTGTTTTTAACCCATAATTTTTAATTTTTTTATTTTCTAAATACTTATGATGCACACACTCTTTTGCGCCTTTAAATCTTTCCTCACAATCTTTAGCTACTTCATCGTGCCTTTTAGCTCTTTCTTTCTTACTCCTCTCTATGTTGTTAGCAATATCGGCTTTTAATTTATTTCTTTCTTGTACTGATAGTTTGTTAGTGTCTGTGTTAGACCACTTAAAAGTTGTACCATTTCGCCAATTACCATAAACAATATTTATGTAATTACCATTTTCGTTATACACATACCAACCGGATTTTTCGTTGCTTTTATCTGGCCTGGTGTTAGCACTTGCTTTGACCATACATCTGATAACATCCCCAGAAGTATCAATAAAACTTACTGCTAAACCATCATCGTTCATTTGGTTAATAGCATCAGAAATATCTTTGCCACTCCCAAAATGTAATTCTTTATCTAAAACTAATCCATTCTCATAAAAATTAGTCAGGTCCATTGTATTTTCCCAATTCAGCTTCGTAATCTAAATAACTTAAAATTATTGTATTGAAAAAAGAATCTCGTTGATCGTTAGACCATTTATGCAACTCAAAGCTGCCACTAGCTTTAGCCAGTTCTAAATATTTGTCTTTGCTTTGTTTTCTTGCGTACCTTATGGCATCTTCGTTTGTATAAGATTTTCTAGCAAGTTTTTCTCCTTTTTCAATTCTCCTCTTAATTTCCTCTAAGTGTTGCATAGAGCAACTACCATAATGAATATCTTTGTGCTTGTAAAGAAAGCCTTGTGCAGGGCGACCACACGCCCCACACAAACTCGTTTTCTTCAAAAGGGAATATCCTCAGAATCTAAAGGATCAACTTCGACTGGTTTTTTATCAGACAATTCTTCTTTCGGTAAAATAGATTCAGTTTGCTCTGCCTTACTAAAACCTTTACCAAATTGACTATCTATTTCCGGATAACCATTGTCATTGATTTTAACCATGCCATTGAATTTAATACCTCTTAATTCTTCTGTATTTTTAAGAGTAGTTAGATCACAAGCTGCTGCTAAAGCAGACAACTCTGTTTTACCTATTTCAACAGATTTTGCTGAATTAGGATTTGCTACTGTAAATAAACCTGAAACTAAACGACCTTCATGTTTAGGGCCTTGTATCTGAAAAGACATTCTACATCCTACCCAACCACTATCATTTCTTATTTCTTGTTCATCAACATATTGCATAACATATTTGCCAGGCTCTATGTTTTCTTCTACTTCGCTTATTTCTAAGCCACCATACTGCTCAAGTTCCATTTTTAACCTCACTTTTATTATATTTACTTAAACAATTTGCACACAAAAATAAACCACCGCTTTTGTAAATAGCTTCTAGTTCACATTCATCGCAAAAAATAATATCTACATCATCCATCATTTCAACATCTCCCCACGAACAGTTTCCCAATCAAAAGGCAACATTTCTGGTAGTGCATATCTGTTCTTTGCTAAGTAAGCCGGTTTTTCAACGCAGTAAATTACACGATCTCCACTCACAGCTTTAGTCGTCATGTTGCCACCCTTACCTTTGACTTGTACTGTTCCAAGTTTGTAGTTTGCAAAGAAACAGCAATCGCTATGTTCAAGAATTAAATCTGCTGCTTTTCTGTGTAGCTTTAATTCATGGCGATCATAGGCTTCGATTTCTGGCGACTCAAAACGCTTTATTTGATTATGTGCTATCTGCATAATCATAAAACCTTTTTCTCTTAATTCATTTAAAAGCCTTATGTATTCACGCCAATACTTCAACACTTCTACATAACCTTTACCAAATCCAGGCTGCTCAATTGACTTCCAATTATTATCTTGACAGGCCTTATCCCAAATCAAAGGCTCAAGCCAATCTAAACTGTCAACAACAAGAGTTTTATAATCAGTATCATTATCAATCAGAGACTGTAAGTTTTTTAGCACATCTTCAAAACTTGTTGCCAATGGAAAATGGTCGGCTTCGATTTTTCCCATCCCATCTTCACAAAGAATAAAAATTGGTTTGTTTGTACTTGCTGCAAAAAAAGTCTTTCCTACTCCTGCACCGCCATAAAGAACTATTCTTGGTGGCTTCTGTTTTGCTTTTTTTCTGATATTAGCTAGACTCATTTTTATTCTCCTTTAAATCTAAAATGTTGTTATTACCTTCCAAAGAACTTTTCAATTCTTGAATTATCCTTCGTTTATGATCTTGTATAAGACTAAGTTGATTTTGCGCTTCTTGTTCTTTTGGCATTAAATACTTAGCCATATCTAACAATTCCATCTGTTCTTTTGACAAATCGGCTTCTAAATATTCCTTATCATCAATTTTTACAGTTGGACTTTTTACTTCTTCAGTCATATTTACTATCTCCATTTAATTTATAAGTTTCACATACTCTTTTAGCCGGACAAAATCTACATTGTTCGCCAAAAGCGTAATTCGGTGTTTCTGCTTCACAGGCATCAAGAGCATCTTTTAGTTTTGAAAAACCCCAATCTACAAGGTTTTCAGCAGTAGTTTCCCATGAGCGCACTTTGTCTTTTGATCTTGGTTGCACTATTGTCATTACGACTTTCATGTTTTCGTTGCCATACCTTGATAAAGCGCCTAAAGCATATATAGACATTTGTAGATTATGTTCAGGACTAACAGGCCATGTGCCAGTTTTTAAATCTACGACTTCAATTATTTCTTTGTTAAAAATTATTGCATCCGCAGTTCCCCAACATTCAGGATTTATTTCTTCAATGCTAACTTGTTCTTCAATCAGAGGTTTTGCTTTTAATTCTTCAGACCTTTTTTTTATGTAGTCCACATAAAACTTAGCGCAATCTATCATTTCTTGATCTGCATAAATTTTTACATCTTCTACAGTTTCGCTTTTACCAAGCCAATAATCTTCTAGCGTAATGCCTTCTAAGTGTCCTTTCATAAGCATTTCTGCCATGTTGTGTATAAAAGTACCCACTAGCGCAGGTCTGCCAACTGGCTCTCTTTCAATGCCTTCCGACAATTTAATTGAGCCAGGACACGCAAACCAACGCTCTGCACTTGAGGGAGAATATTTACTATGCTTTGATGGCATATTATCTTTTATAAATTCTCTATTCGCTTCTGCTAACAAATGAATTCTCCTCTATTTCTTTTATATCTGCCATATCATATAAAATCTTCTTTCCTATTTTGTAGTATGGTGGGCCTTCGCCTTTCATTCTTTGATTAGCTAGTGTTCTTGGACTTTTGTGCCATCTATCAGCTAACTCTTTAGGTGTAATATAATCCTTATCGTTCATGCTTTCTCTTGTATGTTAATGTTTCTACCTTTGAAGTATAATTTAACCATAAAAGATATGAAAAAGACAATGTGTTTTCGAGATCAATTAAAAATGGATGGTTTTTCGACTTCATTAGAGGACTCTCCATGTATAAGCGTTTGCTCGACAACCTATGGTTTGAAAGATAGTTGTATCTGTGGTCGCAATCTCAAGCAAATAAGTTCTTGGAATTCTTACGATACGCTTACAAAGAAAAAAATAGTGATGAACGCCATCCAGGACAAAAATTCGTTTCCTAGACAAAAACTTACTTTTTTGGCAGACGATCATAATATTTCTTTTGATAAGGCTAAGCAGATTTTTGTTATTGATAAACTATAGGAAGTTGAATATCTGAGAGAATTTCGTTTCCGATTTTCTCTATATTTTCTTTACTCGTTCTATCCTCAATATGTTGATAGCGTTGCATCATAGACAAAGATTTATGGCCCATAAGCTCTCCAGTCTGCAAAGTTTGAATTTTTGCAGAATTTGTTGAAATCGTACCAAAACTGTGGCGTAAATCGTGTAAAACAAGGTCATTACACCCACAAGCTAATTTAACGCTATTCCACAGCTTTATTGGATTTTTGATACCAAGTATCGTTTTTTTCTTTTTTTCGCCTTGTAGCGCTTGTATGACACTCCGACTTTGAGAATTCAACCAAATTTTTCTAGTTTTGCCATCTTTATCGGTTTTATGATCCTTTAGTTCAATGTAATCGCCATGCCAATCTTCCCATCTTGCTTTAGCCAATTCTCCCTTTCTAGCGCCAGTAAAAATAAGCAATAATATAAAACTTACAGAATAAATTAGTGTTCTATCTTCATCTAATCTTCTAAATAATTCCTGGAAAATTTTTAATTTTTCTTCAGGTGTATAATGTCTATTTCTTTTTACCTCAAGATGTTTTTTAATTCTACTTGCCGGATTTATTTCAATAAACTCGTAATCTATCGCAATCTCAAAAACAGTTTTTAAAATAGTTAGACAGCGATTAGCTGTATATTTTGACCTAAGACTTAAATCATCAAACCAAGATTTAACATCTCCTCTGCTGATTGTATCTATTGGTAAATGACCAAAACCAGGCTTGATGTCTTTCTCGTACAAGCGCACATATTCTTGAATGGTCTTTCTGTTGTTCATCTCCAACTGTTGTTGATATTTTGCAAAGACATAATCTGTCGTTGGTGTCTGCTTGTCGTTCTTAGCCAAAGGATCAAAGTTAGTATCAAGCAACATCTTGGCTTGTAGTTCACTTGCAATCTTGCGTACTGTTTGTATCGGCATACCGCCATGACCAATCTTCATGTTTCTGCGTTTGCCATTGAAAGTATATTTTAGATAGTAGCTTATTTGTTTCTGGCCTTTGCTATTAGTCCAGGCCACTTGTTTTATACTTTGATTAAGTTTGTCTGAGGTTATCTTTTTCATACTACACCAGGTAAATTTCTAAGTTCCAAACGAACGCAAGGACAATGCCAAGTAATAATAAAATGATT